GATATGTTCCCAACATAACAAACGATATGCGAATACAGCATGACGGCAAAATATATGAAATCCTATCCGCTGTAAACGTGAAAGGCTTGAATAGAGAATTGCTCTGCTACTGTAAGGAAGTGACATAGATGCCAAAAATAAAATTTAGAGTCGAAGGTATGGAAAAGCTCCAAAATAGTCTTAAAAAACTTGGACAAGTACCACAGAAATATGTAACCACAGCATCTAAGAAAGCCATGAACATAGTAAAAAAAGATGCAAAGGCAGATTCCCCATATCTAACCGGAAATCTCGAAAAAGGTATAGTTCTCGTTCCGGAGAAAACCAAGCCGGGCAAAAAGGTATACAGAGTAGTATTTGACGACAAGATGAACGATGTTTTTCAAAAACCAAACAAAGAGGGTAAAATAACCGGCTACTATCCGGTATCTCAAGAATATGGGTTTTTTGCGAAAGATGGCAGATATATTCCCGGGTTTGCTTTTGTTCGTGGAGCTTTGGAGAAAGACGCTCCCGCAGTAGAAAGTACTATAGTTAATACAATGCAAAAGAAGATAGATGCAGAAATCGCAAAGGGGGGCTTGAAGAAATGATAGAAGAAGCACTGCGATATGAAATTATGCAAGCTGTACCTGAATTGACGGATGAAATATATCCTACAAATGCCCCTGAAACGTGTATAAAACCGTATCTTGTATATACCAGGATAAAAACGGATAAAACAAAAACACTTGAAGGGTATGCAAATTTACAGGCTCTTTCTTTTATGTTTTCTATCCACGCAACTAAATACAAGGAAATGACAGCTATGCGGGATAAAGTAGAAAATTTTCTTTTGAGTATGCCGAAGCAGAGCATCGGAGAGAATGAAGAAGTTTACATTGAAGACTTAGACATAAACAACGTAACTGAAACGTGGGAACCAAGCTTAAAAGTAAACAGAGGGATTATTGATTTTACAATTTATTTTTAAAAAAGGAGTGATAAAGTATGGCAGAAAATGACGTAAAGAGAGCATTGGGCACAATGCTTCAAATAGGGAAAGGCCCAACGCCCGCGCCAGTAACGGTAGCAAGGTTAAGCTCTATAGGCGGATTGGAATTGTCGGCGGACACAATAGACACCACAACATTGGAGTCTGATGGGGGCTATAGAGAATTTATAGCAGGATTCAAAGACGCTGGAGAAGTATCTTTAGAAGGATATTTTGTCCCAGATGTAGGAAAAGGGCAGAAAGAATTGTATGACCTGTTCGAAAGCGGGGCGCAACAAGATTTTGTGATACAGTTCCCAAACGATATGGCAAAGTGGGAATTTGCGGCTATAGTAACGGGCTTCTCTACAAGTGCAGAATTGGAAGATCCACTAAGCTTTTCTGCAACATTGAAAGTTTCGGGAAAACCAAATTTGACCGTAGGGGCAGGAGTGTAAATCTCCTGCTTTAAATTTGTTAGGAGGCGAAAAGATATTATTGGGCTTTTAGGACGAATCATGATAGATGACAGAATTCAAGAAGGCGTTAGAGATGAAATATACAAGAAATTAAAAGAAATAAATGATAAATGTGAAAGGGAGTGCAATAAATGAGTTATTATCCGATAAAACTTGATAAAGAAAGAAATTTAAGGTATGGAATGAAAGCTATTAGCTTGATTGAGAAAAAATTTAAGAAACCGATAATGAAGATAGAGGGCATGCAAAACCCTGAATCATTCACAATGGAAGATTACGCAACTATTATTTGGGCTGGGCTTGTGCATGAAGATGACAAATTGACGCCCAATAAGGTAATGGAGCTAATAGACGAGTATTCCTCCATGTACGATGTAACGAAACAGATGTGGGAAGCATTTAATGAAGCATTCAAAGACGAGGAAACAGATGGGAAATCCGAAAAAAACGAATAGATGGTAGTGAGGAAGAGTTTACAATATGGAAAGCTCTAAAACTCGCTGCCAAAATTGGGATTCCCCTATCTGAATTTTGGGGGATGACACCTGCTGAATTGAATGTATATGCGGAGGCGTATGTTGAGAACAAAGAAAATGAGCAGAGGGAGAACATATACCAGGCATATTTAATCAGCCGCTGGGTGTGGCAGAAAAAAGTTGACATTCAAAAATACCTGGGCGCAAACAAAAAGAAAAAACAAATGTCGGATGAACAAATGTTGAATCAAGTTAAAATGCTTAACACTGTGTTCGGAGGAAAGGTCAAAAAATAATACTTACCCCTTGCACTATTTCTAAATATTCTATATATTATAATTAGAATATTTTTCTAAGGAGGGGTTAGATATGGGGCTATATGGTTCTCCGGACTTAACGCCTAAAAATAACCACGGCTGGGAGCGACCTAAAAAGAAACGTGATTGGAGCGGAATAATTTGGGCAGTAATAATAACTGCGTGTCTTGTTTTTATAATAGGTACAAAAGAAGGAAATTTATATTTTAAGGATTTATTTCAAAAAAATAGCAATAGCAGTCCGCTTCAAAGCAATACGAGCACAAGCGGCGGCATAGAAGACACTAACCCGGTAGGTTCAAGGAAGAACCCTGCTCATACAGGAGACATACAGCATGGTGTAGCAACGGATGATAGAGGGTTGGACTGCACGTTGGAGATAGAGCTGACGGATTTTAAGCGGGGGGATGAGGCTGTAAAAATAATGCAAGAAGGGCATAGCACAGCCGATAATCCTGGGGAAGGAAAAGAATTTGCCCTCGTAAAATTTAGGGTTAAAAACATAAAGGATAATTCGGGTAAAGATATTCCCTTTACTCTTACAAGCGCCGATTTTTCTTATGCCACTGGGAATTACGTTGTAACAGACGCGCGTTGGGTGGTGTATGGGTTAAATCCTACCATCGAGGCAGACTTATACGAAGGGGCAGAGCATGAGGGCTGGATTTGCTTTAGCATAGAAAAAGACGATGCCGCTCCGAAAGCAATTTTTTTAAATGAAATATGGTTTGATTTAGTGGAATAAATATGCTTAAATATAAAAATGGGTTAGAGCACTTACGATTGTAGGTGCTTTTTTAACGCTCCTTAGGGAGGTGAAAATATGGCAAAAAGTTCTAACTTTATAGTAAGAGGCGGGGCTGACTTTAGCGAAATAAAGTCAGAAATAACGAAAACGCAAAGCCAGCTTGGCGGATTTCAATCAAAAATTAGTGGCGGATTGATGAAACTTGGCAAAATAGCAGGAATCACGCTTGGTGCAAGGGCACTGTTCGAGCTTGGCAAACAGGCGATACAAACGGCATCGGATTTGACCGAAGTTCAAAATGTTGTAGATGTCACTTTCGGTCAAATGAGCGGTGAAGTAAATGACTTTGCTCAAAACGCTCTAAAATCATACGGCTTATCTGAGTTGTCGGCAAAGAAATATGCCTCTACCATGGGCGCAATACTGAAATCTTCCGGGCTTGCCGGGGACCAGATGAAAAACATGGCAATCAATCTAACCGAACTTTCCGCGGATATGGCGTCATTCTACAATCTCCAAAATGACGTGGCTTTTGAAAAGATACAAGCGGGCATTGCAGGGGAAGTAAAGCCACTAAGAGATTTAGGAATAAACATGACAGTAGCTAACCTTGAAGCGTTCAATATGTCTCGGGGCATAAATAAGCAGTGGAAGGAAATGACACAAGCGGAACAGGTGATGACACGATACAACTACCTGTTGGCCGTTACATCAGACGCGCAGGGGGACTTTTCAAGGACCAGCGGAACATGGGCGAACCAAGTGAAACTCCTAAAAGAACAGTGGCAAAAGTTTTTAGGTCTGCTTGGACAGGGACTAATAAAAATCGGTCTGCCCGTTGTAAAATTTTTGAACAAAGTTTTAGAGCTGCTGAACATGGTTCTTGAAAAGATAGGGCAGCTCTATACCAGTATAACAGGAAAACAGCTCGTAGATGCTTCTGACAGTACTACAGGGCTTTCCGATAGCACGTCAGACTTGGCGGACTCGGCAGGTTCGGCAGCAGATGCGCAAGATGACTTAGCAAAGAAAACCAAAAAAGCAAAGAAAGCGGCAGAATCCGCTCTTGCACCGTTCGACGAACTGAATGTTCTACAACACAACATGGGTGACAATGATGACAGTACCGGAGGCGGTGGCGGTATAGACGCCGGAATAACGTATCCGAAAACAAATTTTGGGAATGTAGAGGAAACCGAAGGAAAGATAGACGGACTAAAAAAGAAAGCAGACGCATTTTTTGTTTGGATATCTGATTGGTGGAACAAGCTAAAGAAGTTGTTTGCGGTGCCTGTGGTTGTTCCTGCTCTGGAGTTTGCGGACTTAAAACTCCCGGCATGGGCTGTTCCAACATTAGAAGAATTATTTGGGAGAGCTTTATGGCCGTTTAAGATACCTGCGCTTGAATTTGACGGATTAAAACTTCCTGCATATGAAATGCCAACAATGGAAGAACTGTTTGGAAGGATATTATGGCCGTTTAAGATACCCGCTCCGGAATTTGGAAGCCTAAAATTGCCCGCTTTTGAGGTTCCAACATTAGAAGAGCTATTCGGAAAAGGGTTATGGCCGTTTACGGTCCCTGCGCCGGAATTTGAGAAATTGAAGAATCCAATATATGAACCTAACTGGAATCTTGTTCCTCCTGTTATTGCGCCAATTGTCATTCCGGCAATCATATACTCCACATATATAAAAAGCTTGCGTGACATGGCGACGGAAACAGGGCATATATTTGATGAGCTAAACCAAACTGTCAATGGTAAAGTAACTGAGCAATCTTACCAAACAGAAGGAGCTCTTTCGAATTTGAAATTGCGCGCTTTGGGGTTATATAAAGGAATGCAGACAGACGCGACAACCACGACAGAGGCAACAAAAGGCGCGGTAACAAAGACGGTCGAAGAGCAATCTAAGTCTATAGAGGACAATTTAGGCATTCATAAGAAAAATGTAGGTATATTGGGCGCCGCGATTGGAGCGGCGGCGGCAAAGAATATAGGAAACGGATATGTGGCGCTTGGCAAAAACCAGATTCAGAACATAGAGGGGTATGAAAAAAACTACGACTTACACGCAAAGAAAACGGCGGAGTTAGGCCACAATACAGGAGCCGGATATAACTCAAACGTTTCAGAGGGCTTCAATACTTTAGGGAAGAACATGACGCAATTTCAAAACAACTCCCTAAGAAGTTCCAAAGAATGGGGCGAAGGGCAGCTAAGAATTACAGCAGATGCTGCACAGGGCATGCTTGACAACATGAACGATGGCCTGCTTAGCTCCTGGAAAAGTATCAAAAATTTCAATACAGCAACAGGCGGGGAAGCGGTCGGAAGTTTTTCTCCTACAAGAAATTTTGGAAAGAAACTGCTGATTGCCGGAGCTATAGTTGGCGGGATTGCCCTATCGGCTTTTGCGCCCCAGTTTATTCCGGCGATTGCGGGAGGATTAAGTTCCTTGGTTCAACCTATAGCCCCAGCGTTCGGGCTTGCCAAAGGCGGTATAATAAACAAGCCTACTATTGCCATGGTCGGAGAAGCAGGCAGGGAAGCGGTTATGCCGCTTGAAAACAATACTTCCTGGATAGACGACTTGGCTGGTAAAATAGCAACAGGCATTGTTTCTACTATGCAGATTACGGGCAATAGCGGGAATGGGGAAGGCACAACTGTAGTACTAACCATAAACGATAGAAAAATAGCTCAAACAATTCTCCCGGCCTTGAATGACGAAGCTGGAAGATTGGGCTATGAACCAATATTAAGGAGGGGATAAAATATGCTAATTAAAATAGATGGCAAAGCTATTTCTCCTTCCCCATCCGAATACAGCGTGAGTATCATGGACCTAAGCACAGATGCCAATAGAACTATGAGTGGGCTTTTAGTACGTACCGTAGTTGCGACAAAAAGAAAAATTCAATTGAGTTGGCCAGCCTTAAATAAGGAACAAGTCAGTCAACTACTAAAGGCTGTTTCCCCTTCTTTTTTCCAAGTAGAATATATAGATCCACAAGAGAACTCCCGAAAAACGGGAGTTTTTTATTGCGGAGATAGGACGGTATCAGGATTGATGTTCAAAAACGATAGCATATTTTATAAAGACATCAAATTTGATTTGATAGAGAGGTGATATCATGTACCCAGTCAGCCAAGAATTTCAAGACAAAGTCAGGGCCTACGATAGAAAAATATTTGGTAAGGTTCAAATAGACTATTCGGATCCGTTCATAGACCAATCCGTTCAAATAGTCACAAATGAAAATAACTACACCTCTTATCCGAGACAAATCGCAGATGGTATTCAGGCGCCTATAGGAAAGTATATTGCCTTAGATGGCACTTGGACGCTCGGAGACGATACTCTTGTGTTGGCTCCCGGGCCCGGGGAAGAAGAAAAGGCTCAAATGGGCTGGTGGGGAAGTTCTCTATCAGATGCGAATGGAGGGTTTACCACAAATCCGAAGTTGACCGTAACATTCTTTTCTCGACCTATTCGTTCCTTGAAGGTTGCAGGAGACAGCAAAAGGAACGAATTTCCCGTAGACTTCACCATAACTCTATACGGAGAAGGAGATACAATATTGTACCAGGAAACCGTCACAGCTAATGCACAAGTAAATTGGAACAAAAACATAGAACAAATAAATGAAGTGGTAAAAATGGAGCTGGAAATTTCTAAATGGAATACTCCTAACAGATGTGTAAAGATACTTGAATTTTTCACTTCTATACAAGAAACATACAGCCAAGATGACATCTTCTCTATAGAGCTTTTGGAGGAAAGAGAAACCAGCTCGGGAAGCTTACCGGTGGGAAATATTTCTTCAAACGAAATAACAATCCGTTTCAACAACGAATCCAAAAAGTTTGACATAGGGAACAAACAATCCTCTCTCTATAACCTAATTAAGCCCGGCAGACGTATAAGAGTATGGGCGGGTATGGAAAAGGATAACGGAGAACAAGAGCTTGTCCCTTTAGGTGTGTTTTGGGCTAAAAATTGGAATATCCCCGAACAAAAAGTATATGCAGAATTGGTTGGCAGGGATAG